GGACAGTACTGTAAACTGGGTGATCATGACTTTCCGGATGCCGCTGTTCTTTTTTGTCAGCGGCTTCTTCGCCTACAGGATTTGCACGAGATGGACCGCCTCCCTTGTGGGGGACGTCATCAAAAGGAAGATTCAGGCACAAGTAATTGGAACGATTGTGTTTTGTTCCCTGTTCCTGTTTTGTCAGGGCCAGGGAATCTTTACATGGCTGCACACGGGTTTCCAGGGATATTGGTTTACCATCACCCTGTTTCAGATGTTTGTGATCTTCCTGGCTCTGTCTCTGTTATCCAGGTTATGTTGCACGGAGCGCATGCTGGACATCGGGCTCCTGCTCGTTTCTTCCATCTATTTCCTCTCTTTCGGGGTGCCGGTAATAAGAGAATTCTGGGATTCTCCGCTGGGAGGCATATTGTGCGAGTATGAAGTAACCCGCTATTTCCAGTTTTTTGCATTGGGAATCTTTTGCCGCAAATACTGGAACCAGTTTGCGCGGTTATTAACAAAGGATTGGTTCAAAACCCTTTTCATAGTTATTTTTGTGGTGTGTCTTTGTTTTATGAATTTAACTGAAAATTCCCAAATATCCCCCCCCCAATTCCACCAAGATGGTCGGCATTCTTGTACGATATGCCGGTTTAATAGTCGTAGTTTCATTCTTCTTCAGCAGGGAGAGATACTTTAACGAAGGCAATATCTCTGGCAATCTTCTGGAATACATCGGCCGGCGCACATTGGACATTTACCTGATCCATTTCTTTTTCCTTCCCAATCTGGAATTTTTACAGCCATTTTTTACCACAGGCAATACGGTCATCATTCAACTGTTTAGCCGGACATTGAACGGATGAACTGGGTGTGCCAGCATCCTAGATGTAACGGCGCAAGATAGTTGCGATATGCGGGACAGGTTGTTGCGATATTTCGCCACTTGCGGCCAGGAAAAGCCCCTTTCCGGAAGCCTGAAAAGAGGTGAAAAAAACGCCTGAAAACGGGTGAATTTGCGTGACTTTTACCCCCGAATTTGCTATAAAAAACTCACCGGAAGGAAGGTTGATCCGTACCTTGAACCGGGGCTATTGCCGCCGCTGCCATCAGCTTTATTTTGGCGTTGCAAAGGGAGTGCATAATTTCCGCCCTGCGCTCGCGCGGCACCCCATAAGGCCGGGGGTTGCCTGTCGTCACCATCCGGAACATCCGGGCGTATAAATCAGGGGAAGCCTCGGCACTGTGCCAGCACCAGCAGGACCAGCGGGAATTCTCCGATTCCCCGCGCCGCCAGGGCACTTCAATCCGGCATGCCTCCCGTCCGTATTCTTCAATCATGGTTAAGGCATACGTTAAATCCTCCGGGGCTGAATCCGGTAAATGCCGCTCCTGAAGAACATCGGCCAAATGGACGGCCACATGGGCACGCACGGCATAGCAGCACCCATAGGTTAAATGCCGATCATCCCCGGAAGAGTACCACAGGCACTCCGGATGGTCCGTCATCCAGTGCAGCCAGTCCCCATCTAAAAGCGCCGTGTCAGCATCCAGCTTGACGAGTATATCTTCAGGGGCTGCCCCTGCCGTCATGGAGCGCAGCACTCCCACAATGGCGCCGGGGCCGCGTAAATTCCCGCCGCGCATCCAGGATGTCTGATCATAGACGGCTCCCAGCTCTTCCAAGGCCTCCACCGTTCCGGCATCCACCGGAGCGTGGCAATCATCCAGCACCCGAACCAGGGCAGACGGGCAGGCCATCCGGGCGCACCTGGCCGCCGCTACGGCTTCCGGGGCGTCTTCCTTATACGTGAATATGTGAATTCTGATCATAAAAAACTACGGTCCCCACGGATAATACGTGCCGCCCCCTACGGGAAGCTGAATGGTGCCCAGGGCATACTGGATTACCTCGTCGCCTTTAATGACGGCCAGAGGGAAGGAATAATAAAACAACCGGGACGGCCTTGCGCCGTCTATGGATGTAAGCATGAAGGGATCTACCGTCCCCGCGGAGGAAATGACGGCCATGCCCGTGATTTCCTCGTTTTCATTCAGAATCAAATTCAGCCAGACTTCCCCTTCCATCATCGGCAAATCCTTGCTTGCCGGGGCATCTCCCAGCACGCGGCCATTCAGCATGATTTTCCCGGGCGTGATGGTGGCTCCCGTCTTCTGGCCGTCTTCATCGTATTCCAGTTGAACGCGGAATCCGTAGTCGTTCGGCTCCGGCGTCGCGGATGACCAGATAACCTCGCCGCGGGGGCTAACGGTCGGGGCCTTGGGGCTGATGCGTGCGTTGGAATCGTAAGTCAGGGACAGGGCGGGATTGTCCTGCACCTGATCCTGGTTGTCCCGGTCATCCATAGCGGCCTGGTTGCTGTAAAGCTGCTGCTGTCGGTCAATCATGCTTTGCAGGCTCAAATGGTCGGGAACTCCCGTGGATATATACGTGTTGCCCGCGGATAAATCCACCGTGACGCCCTGTATGACCGTCCGCATGTCCAGCCAGGCCGGGTTGGCTCCTGCAATCGACAAGCGCCGCCCCAGCAGCAGGTCCGGGCGGATGGCCGCCAGGGCGTCCACGCTTCCGGCCCAGGGAGCCACGCGGGTCATTTGGTAATAGGCGGCCAAGACGGGCCTGTAATTTGGCCAGTCCGCTTCGCCGCTCCCGCTGCCTCCGGACGGAGGCGGGAATGCAGAACCGTCCTCCGGTCCCAGGGTGCCGTGTCGGTCCACTTTGTAAGACCGTCGGCGAACATTGGTCGTGATGCCCCGCCAAGTCAGCCAGTTATAATACCTCGTCACCTTGTCCCCGTTAATCGTCACGGTTTTTTTCCTGGGGAATATCAATTCAAACCCCTTTTTCGGAGGGGAATCTATGTAAACATATTGCTTGAAGACTACTTCGCACCACTTGATCGCCGTACAGGATTCCGATAAATCGCCAAAAGCAAGCCTGTACTTGGTGGCGCTCGTGCTATAATTTTTGGCTTCCTGCCCTTCCACGGCGGGGGTTTCCCGTTGGATCGCGCCAAATTGCGCGCCTGGCACCTTGGCTAATTCCGGAATCCAGTTAGTCCACCACTTTCGGGCATCCTCCGGCCCGGTCGGCATCTTTTCCCCCAGGACCATCATTTCCGGTTTGGCAAAATTGTATTGGGGGCCATCCACGCCATCCTCGTCGGTGTCGTCCGGGTCATCCCCCGTTCGCGGGTCGGACAGTTGCACGATCGTGCAGCCTTCCTGGTGCAAGTCCGCCCCGGCTGGGTGAACAACCGTGGACGTGGCGTACTTGCCCCGCGTCATCACCACCCCCACCGCGGGGGGCACCAGGTCCACCCGTTCCGTCAGCTGGATTTTTGACAATCTGTGCGCGATCCGGTCCAGCGTCACCGGGTCCAGGCGGTCCCCGTCCGCAATGTGCAGCACGGGGCTGGCTCCGGAATAATCAAACCAGGCCACCATGCCGGGCCGGGAACTTAGGAATTTGCGCAGCAGGGAGGCGTGCTTGTCACAGGCGACATCCGTGTCCCATATCCAGGCGGAATCATCCACATCCAGCACATAATCCGTCACCAGCGCCCCATGTTTGCGGGCGTTGTCCAGCACCGTCCGGAGGGCCGCCGCGATCTTGATGCGCCGTTTGACCGACGCCCCGGAGGATAGGCCGGAAAACGCCGCAAACGAGAAAGCAATCCTGCCCGCCCCGATGCCGGAGCCGAAAAACGTCGTGCCCTCCATCGGCTTCCAGTGGTCGCAAATTTCCACCTGCCACACGTAGCCGGACGCGGACAAGGCGGCATCACATTTGCGCACGGTGCCGTCCAGCACCGTCACGCCGTCCCACGCCACCCGCACGCGCTCTTTATAAGAGAAGGGGGCGGCATCCATCATTTCCCGGCCCAGCTGGAAAGACACCTGGGCCGCCGTAAAATTCCGCCATTGCCAGCTGCATGACTGGCTGGCCAGTCCCGTCAATTCTACTGTTCTAATGTCCATACCCCCGCTGTGAATCAATCTTGTTCAGGCGGCTTTTCAGCTCCGCCACTTCCGCGTTCAGCTTTTGCGCCGTTTCCTGGCTCCTGGAATACCTGCCTAGTATCTCCCGCACCAGCTCCACCATGCCGTGAATCGCGGGCGTTTCGTCCTGGCCGCGGTCGTTGCCAAGAAGCATTTTCAGCTGGCTGGCCAGCTGGGCACGTTCGCCCTTGTCCACCTGTCCGTCCTGTAACGCCTTGCGCACAACGTCCTCCACCTGGTAAAGGATTTCATAGTCGGAACTTCCGGCCAGATCCCCCGCTTTCTGAACAGCCCCCTCCCGGTATTTCCGCATCCATTCCGTCAGTTCCATTGCTGCCATGCTTTTGGCCTGGATGTCTTCAGGCAGGGCGGTTACTTTCCGGGCGGCTTCTTCCAGGCCCTTGATTTTCTGTTCCTGGTTTTCCTGTGTCTTTTTAGCGGTCAGGATGTCATTCATGGACTTCCAGGCTTGTTCCGCGGCTTTCACCATGCCCCGGTCGGCGTCGGAATTGTAAGCATTGCCGAATTTTTCTTTCAGGGCTTTTAAGAATTCTTCCGTCCATTTGGCGTCACTCTCGTCCCGCTTGTCCCATAACTTCTGGTCCTTGTTGCGCAAGCGGCCAATCGTGTCCCGAAACCTGGTGGCGTTCTCCTGGGCCTTTTTATTACCCTCCGCATACTTGTCCGCAAATCCAGAGAAGGAATCTAGGCTTGCTTCCAGTGTTTCCACAGCCGTGTTCATGGCCGTTTTGGTAGCGTCCAGTTCTTTCTTACGCGCTTCCGCGGCTTTGGATAGAGCTTCCGCCGCCGTCCGGGAAATTGTAGCATCCCTCCGCTGGTTATCCTGCCAGGCATCCGTCTTTTTCGTTTCCGTTTGCACGTCGGAATCTGCCTTTGCCTGGACGCCCTGCACAGTCAGAACATTATTCAGCCGTTCCTTGGCCGTCGTCACAGCTTCATCTAAAGCTTCTTGCTCTTTGAATAAATCAGCCAAAGATGCTGTTCTGTTTTTGATTACCTCTCTGGCGACTTTTAACGCATCCGCATAAGCCATATACAAGGCATCCCCGGACTTGCCGCGCACATCGCCCAGCAACCCCGTATTCTTGATGCCTTCCATCATGTTGTTCAAGGCGGCCTCCTGCTGCTGTTTTTCTGCAATCAGCCGGGCCATCATTTCTCCATTGGTGGCGGATGGCATGCTGGCATCTTTCCGCATGCCATCCATTAAAGCTTGTACATGCTTCAGGGTTTCTTCGTCCTGATTCTTTTTCTGCTGTAATCCGGCCACCAGCGGGATGCCCACGCCGCCCAGCATGGCCGCTTTAGCCATTTCTTTCGGCGCGTCTGCAATTTCCTTTTCCAGCTTCTTCTTTTTGGCTGCCAGTTCCTGCCATTGTTTCAGGGCCGCTTCCGCATTCTTGAAAGCGTCCGCCTGGCCGTAAAATTGCTTCGTGTCTAAATTCTTCACTCCCGCCGCTGCCGGGCTGGATTGGGTAAGCTCCTGCATGCGCCTGATCTGTTCCGCCTTGGCTTCGGCCAGTGCTTCGGCTTTTTTCACGGCATTTTCCGCCTGCTGCCGTTCGATAGCCCGGCGTTCTCCGGCGTCTTTGGCGTCGATGGCCGCCAGGGCGTCCCGGGCCTGGCTCTCCGTCATTTCCCCGCGAATCTGTTTTTGCCTGATGATGCTGCGGTTCTTCTCATTTTCGATGGCCAGCAGCTGGGCCTGCATTTCCAGGTTCCGGCTCGCCTTTTCGTCCAGGGCTTCGATCGTCCTTTTGCGGGCGTCGTAAGCGTCATTGATCTGTTTGACCAGGGAATGTTCCTTCTTCAGCGCCTGTTCCTGGTTCAATCTCCCCAGTTCCGCACTCATGCCCGCCTGCCAGGCTTCCACCTTCGCTTTCCCCTTCGCCAGCACGTCCGCAAGTTGCGCGGACACTTTTTTAGCGCCCAGGCCAAACGCATCATTCAGGGCATTTCCGGCAGCCCGGCCCAGCCCCCAGGCTTCCTTGCCCAGGTTGAGGACATTGGTGGCGTTTTGCAGGCCGCCTTTGAACTTGCGCCATTCCTGCATTTTATCACCCGCCCAGGTTTGAACCTGTCCGGGAAATTTGGATAAGGCGTCAATGCTGCGCTGTAGCCATCCGGACTGCTGCTTGACGGCATCCGCAGCATGGCCCACCGTTTTGTCCGCGCCCTGGACCGTTGCGCCCAGCGCGTCCAGTCCGTCAATCCTCACAGTCCAGTCATTAGGCGTTGCCGCCTGTGTCTCCGGATAAGCGGGCACGGCTCCCGTCTGCCCCCCCACGCCTCCGGATGGAAGCGCCGGAACAGACTTGACCGCCCGGGACAATTCATCCATGCCCTTGCGTACCTGGTCCAGCGTCCCCTCCGGCTTGGTAGATGCGGCCAGGCTCTTGGCCAGCGTGGCGTCCATCCTGGCCAGCAGCGCGGCAATCTGGTCCAGCCGCGCCATCATCCATTCATTCCCGCCTTCCCGGGCGGAGGGGACAGGAAGGGGGGAATGATCCGGGGCAGCAGCCCCGCGGGCCACCTCTTCCACGGCTTTGGACACCCGGGCAATTCCGGACTGCATTTCTTCCAGGGCCTTGTCCGTCCGTCCCTGGGCGGACGTTCCGTTGGCCGCCACTCCTTCCGCATGGGCGATCGTCCCGTCCAGATGGTCCAGTCCCTCCACCTGTATGGTCATCTTGCCAGGGGCGGATGCCCCGGAGAATGCCCGGGCATCCGCCACGGTTCCCACCCCTCCGGAAATAAGTTCCCGCGGCAGCCCCTTGGCTGCCGTGGAAAGATCGTCCACCCCCTTGCGCACCTGGTTAATCCCGCTCATGTCCGCCCGGGTGCCAAGCGTCAGGGATATGTCAATATTGTTGTTCATCAGTTGATTTCTCCGGTCAGGGCAAATTTGAATTCTACGGCCTGCCAGGCCGCCCCGCGCAAGTCCACCCCGTACCAGTGTTCACTGGTCAGGGGGTACGGGCGGGGAGGGTCCACGGTGGCGGCGTATTCCCTCACGCGCTGGGGGCGGCCCTGGTAATAGCAGGTCAGCCAAGTGACGCGCCCCAGCGGGTGCAGCGTGAACAATTCCTGGACGTCCAAGCCCCAGGCACGGGCCGCCGCCGCTGTCGGGAACGGATGGGCCACTGTGAAAGACAGCTGCATCAGGGCGTTGCCCCGCGCCCGCTGAAGCATCCAGGAACTGCCCAGCACGCCGTCCCGCTGCACCTGGACGGAGGCCGTAACGTCCACCGGAGCCGCCATAAGATCCCCCTGTTTGCAGAGCGTGACCGCATCCAGGCCGTCCGGACGGTAAATCACCGTGTCTGTGGATTCATAGGCCATTAGAAGGAATCAGGATTGAGTGAAATAGCGGAAAAACGCCACGGAGGCGGAATCCTTGAGAACAAAGGAAGGGTATTCAATCGCCGTGAATAATTTGCGGCCTCCCTGGGCGTTAATGGCTTCGACTGTAAGGATCACTACTTCCTTGGTCTGGTAAGATCCGGCATCACCACGCGAAAACCGTAATACCCAGTTGCGCCGCGCCCAAACCTGGGACGCCTGCCACGGTTCCGCCAGTCCCACCAGCGCGGCAACTACGGCGGCCATGGCCGGGGCCTGCTCCGCTGGTATTTCGTCCGCCGTATAGCGGGCCGGAGGGCGATAACCGCTCTTGTCCCGATAAATGGGCGTCAAAATGAATTCATCCCATTGACCCGGACGGGGGAACTGTATTTGTATTTCTGCGTCGTTCATGATTAGAGAGGTATGTTAATATCTTCAAAATCCGCTGTTTCCTCGGATTCAATGGCATTGACGGCCATTGCTTCCAATGCGTGATAGGTTGGATTGGTCAATCCATTGGCATAAAGGTGCCTGGTGCCTGTGCCCGCGTCGGCTGAAAGGGCATATGTTTTCTCATTGCGCGCGTCGATGACCAGGGTGCTTACGCCTGTTCCTGCCTCGAAAGCGATGAAGCCGCGGAGAGAAGCTATCTTGAACAGGGTATTGGCGCTGCCGCCTCCCAGCTCCATATAAAGAGCCGCCTTTTCCTCCCGCACTGTTGTACTCGGCGGCCCGCTCTGCATGTAAATAAGTCTGTTCAGCCCGTTCGGCATCAGCTCATTCGTCCCTAATGGAAGAAACACGGTTGTCGTCTTCACCTGCCAGTTCCCAACGGACGTTACATAAAAAATTTCCCTTACTCTGATTTCATACCCCTTGCGGACAGTATCGTAAGGCGTATTGATGGTAACATCGATGACTTCCCCATAGTTGACGGCCAGATTGTTCCCCGGAATTATGGAATAAGAATCCATCGTCAACCCGGTTCTGACGGTTCTTGAGCCGCGGGCCAGACCAAAAGTAAATTTAGCGAAGGCTGTCGCGTTGACCGCAAGGGAAAATCCGCACACGGAACTGTAATTAAATTGACCGTTAGGTCCTGTCAGGGGAATAACCGCTGACCCGTACGCATTGGAATCGGCAGAAGCCGCGCCCACCGAAAAACGCTGTGTCAACCCGGCAAGAGTACCGTTGGAAGATTTAGAAATGGAACCCGCGACTGTGATCGAACTGGAATTAAGGTATATAGGCTGAACCAACGCTGATACAGCACCGGCCAATCCTGACGTATAAAAGCGATTAACCGCGCCCGTATCGGTCGGCGCACCGACAGCCAGCGGAATATTGATGCCGCCATTGGCGTTAATAGCCCCCGCCGCCGTCAGACCTCCGGCCAGCGTCATGTTGCCGGATGCATCCACCTGCGGTATGGCCGCCAGAGCATTAGTCGCCGCCGTGGCGGAATTGGCCGCGGCAGTGGCAGATGTTGCGGCATCGGAGGCAGACGTGGACGCGGCAGCGGCGTTCTGGCCAGCTGTCCGCGCCGCAGCCTCGGCGGTCGCGGATGATTGTCGTACATCCCGCCCCAGACTGTTCAGCTGCCGCGCGGTGGCCAGCTCCACCCCTCCCAGGGTGATGCCGTCGTCATAGTCCACTACTACGGTCATCAGCGGGGCCATCGTGCCGTTCACGGCGGGCGGGGTGGGCCCCTCC